ACGATAAAGACAAACTACTATTTTTGAGAAATAAGCTATACGCAGACCTTGTATTAAAACAAAATATGGGTTCTGTGTCGCCGGATGAAATGTTTAAACCATTAAAAGAAGCACCTCAGGACATGTTTAATGAAGAAAATTTAGATATGCCAAGAGAGAAGGTAAAAGAACCACCACAAAAACAATTTGATAATATAGTTAGACGTTTTTATAGTGTTAAACCTTTTGTTATATCAACAAATATAAATTATGAGTTAGAGGTTAAATTTGGAACAAAGGGAATAAAACCCTTAACCCGCAACGATTATGATAATGTTATTCAAAAATTAAAATCATTTGGGTTTAATACTTATGATAATGTTGGAAATTATTATTTACGTATTAATTGTGAATTTCTTGACCCAATATCGGGTAGGTTTAAACTTTCTGATATAAGAACAGAAATTTCTGGACTACATATTATTCAAGACTATTGTAAAAATAATGATATTAAAGAAATATATAATAAAAATTTTACTGCGGTTTCATTTACCAATAAAAAATTAGCTGTAGTCGAAAAGGAAAGAGTATTTCCGGTAGATGTAAATGACTTTAATTTTAGAGTTACCTTTAATACTGAGGAGGAAATTAAATCAGGTGTAAAAACTTACATAATAGAGAATTGGAAAAAATCAAAAAAGGTGTTTCGGTATTTAAATCGTGTAACTTTTAGACATCCAGACTATCCAGTTGTGGTTGATATTAGTATTGTTAAAAATAGTAATAGGGAGGAAGGAGCAAGAGGATATGATCAAATGAAAAAGGTTTATACAACTCAAGAGTCAAATGTATTTAATAATCAAGAAACATATCAAATAGAAATAGAAATAGACAATTCGAGAATAGGTCCTGGAACAAAATTTAATAGTCCTGAATTAATTTTAACATCTATGAGAAAGGTTATAAAATATGTTTTAGGTGGATTACAAGGAACAAATTATCCTATTTCATATCCAGAACAGAGAGAAGTTATTGACTCATATATGAAAATGATTTGGAAGGAAAATTATGATCCAAGTAAAAGAATTGAAGATATGAATTTTATTGGTCCGAATTCAATAACACTTCAAAGAACCAATATAGCAGCTATTGATGAAAATTCAACCCAGCCAAATATTAGAAGAGACTTTGTTGTTACAGAAAAGGCAGATGGAGAACGTCACTTAATGTTTATAAATGACAAAGGTAAAATATATCTTATTAACACCAGTATGGATGTAATATTTACCGGTGCTAAAACAAAAGTTGAAGATTGTTTTAATTGTTTATTTGATGGTGAATTAATATTGCATAATAAAATGGGTAAATTTATAAATTTATACGCAGCATTTGACGTGTATTATTACAAAAAAGAAGATGTTAGAGCATATCCATTTCTTCAAAATGATGAAGAGGTAAAAAAGGCCAGGATGTATATTTTACAATATTTATTTCACATTATGAAGCCGGTGTCAATAACAGATGTATCAGAAAAAGATGAAAAAACTGTAAAGACATTTTTACAAAAATTTAAAAAATCGGATGATTTAATATCGCCAATTAAAATAGCGTGTAAGGAATTTTATCCAATGACAGCAAAAGAAAGCATATTTGATGGTTGCAATCAAATATTAGGAAAGATAGAACAAAATAGATTTGATTATGAAACAGATGGACTAATATTTACCCATTCGTATTTTGGAGTTGGTTCTGATAAGATTAAAGAGGCCGGACCTAAAACAAAAATAACATGGGAGTATTCTTTTAAATGGAAACCTCCAAGTCACAATACAATTGATTTCTTAATAACAACTGTAAAATCTATAAATGGTGATGATGAGATTACTCCATTATTTGAAGATGGAACTAATACAGCTTTATCAACTCAATTAAGCGAATATAAAACAATTGAATTAAGATGTGGATTTAACGAAAAAAGAGATGGGTTTATTAATCCTTGTCAAGATATTATAGATGATAAATTACCAGACTATGTAAATAAGTTTGACGATAGAAAGTCAAATGATTATGTTCCGAGAAGATTTTATCCGATAGAGCCGTATGATCCAAATGCTGGAATATGTAAAATTATGTTAAGAGCAGATGATAATGGTGTTAAACAAATGTTTTCTGAAGATAATGAAGTATTTAGTGATGAAACCATTGTGGAATTTAGATATGATTTTGACAGAGATGACGGATGGAAATGGGTTCCATTAAAGGTTAGACATGATAAAACAAGTCAATATAGAAGAGGACAAAAGCAGTATGGCAATTCATTTAAAACAGCAAATGAAAATTGGAAATCAATACATCCTGCTGGAATTATTAGTGAAGACATGATACGAACAGGATTAAATATCCCGGATGTTATTGTTAGCGAAGATGTATATTATAATACTCCGGCTGGTAAATTAAAAACAGAGGCGATGAAGAATTTCCACAATTTGTATGTAAAAAAAATGTTAATTAAAAGTGTATCGAAACAAGGTGATACTTTAATAGATTATGCTTGCGGAAAGGCAGGTGATTTACCAAAATGGATAGCTTCAAGACTGTTATTTGTTTTTGGAGTTGATATATCAAAAGACAATTTGGAAAATAGATTAAATGGTGCTTGTGCGAGATATCTAAATTTAAGAAAACAAAATAAAATAATACCATATGCTTTATTTGTGAATGGTAATAGTGCGTATAATATAAAAAAGGGTGACGCGATGTTAAATGATAAGGCAAAAATGATTACATCTGCCGTTTTTGGTAATGGTCCTAAAGCAGCTGATCAAATTGGCAAAGGTGTAGCCAGGCAATATGGAGTGGCCGACGACGGATTTAATATTTCATCGTGTCAATTTGCTATTCATTATTTCTTTGAAAACCCAGACACTTTACAAGGGTTTTTAAGAAACATTGCGGAATGCACAAAAATAAACGGTTATTTTATAGGAACAGCTTATGATGGTAAGACAGTGTTTAATTTATTAAGAAAAACACCAACAGGTGATAGTATAAAAATTGTAGAAGACGGAAAGAAAATTTGGGAAATAACTAAAGGTTATATTTCTGATAAATTTGATGATGACTCAAGTAGTATAGGTTATAGAATTGATGTTTTTCAAGAGTCAATAAATCAGAATATAAAAGAGTATTTGGTGAATTTTGATTATTTAAATCGCGTTTTTGAAGCATATGGTTTTAAAATAATTGATAGAGATGAGGCACAGTCGATTGGATTGCCTGAAGGAACCGGATTGTTTGGTGAATTATTTAATAATATGTTAGAAGAAATACAGAGAAATAAATTTAAAGAAAAAGAGTATGATACAGCAGCTCAGATGACAGCTTATGAAAAGAAAATTTCATTTCTGAATAGGTATTTTGTTTATAAAAAAATAAGAGAGGTGAGCACAGAAAAAATTGAGCTTGAAATGTCGGAATATAATGAAGAAGAGGGAATACTTAGAGATGTAGAGGAAAGGGAAAAGGAGGTTGTAATTTCAAAAGAAGAACCCAAAAATAAAAAGCCAATAATTCGCAAATTAAGTAAAAAATTACAATTGGTTCCTGCTACAGAAGCAACTGATGAACTCCCGGCTCCTGTTGTGAAAGAAAAGAAGGTCAAGGAAAAGAAGGTCAAGGAAAAGGAGGAAAAAGAAAAGCCAAAAAAGGCAAAAAAATTATTAATAATTGAAGAAGATGAATAAACCTTTCAAAATAAATACTTAAACAAAAAACATAATATATAATAGTAATCAAATGAGTTATTATATATTACCAAAAATAATTAGTTCGATAATAGTTAATCCAAAAACGGATACAAATGAATGTCCGGTTTATATTTCACATAGTTTATATAATTTTTATAGTAATATAAAAGAACAAATAATAATAATGTGTTCAAAAGAGTTAGATTTAATAAATAGTGATTATGACGAATTAATTAAAATAGTAAATCCGTATGAGTATATTTTTTCAAAAGTTCCTGGTTCAAAATATTCCGTTAGCAAACTAAAGGCGAATACAATAATATTTTATGAATTATTAGAGATAATTACAACTCTTAATATTTTAGATTGTTTTAAAAATAAACCAATTAAATCATTACATATTAGTAAAGATTATATTGATTCAAATAGTTGTATAGATTTATTGCGTGAAAATTATACAAGTGATATTTTTTTTAATTTTACTCAAAATGATAAGGGTATGATAAAACAATTTTTTGATCAAAAATTTGATTTTATGTTTTTTGATATTAAGGAAACAAATATAAACTCCTATATAATTAATTTAATAGAAAATGTGATGTTAATAATGAGATTTCAAGTGATTGGTGGAAATAGTGTAATAAAAATCAATAATGTTTTTCATAAACCAATAATAGATTTATTATATATTTTAAGCTCGTTTTTTGATAAGGTATATATTATAAAACCAAACACGAGTAACATTACAACTTTTGAAAAATATATTGTATGTAAAAATTTTAATAATAACGAGACAAAGCTGGAATTATACAAGAGTAATTATCAAAAGTTAAATATTTTAATGGAAAATTTAACTTGTAATATTACATCAATATTAGATTTTGATATACCATATTATTTTATGAATAAAATAGATGAAATGAATATAATAATAGGCCAACAACAATTAGAATCGCTTGATCAAATAATTAATATTCTTAAAAATAAAAATAGGGATGATAAGATAGAAAATATTAAAAAATCTAATATACAAAAATCAGTTAGTTGGTGTGAAAAATTTAAAATCCCTTGTAATAAATTTTCGGAAAAGGTAAATATATTTTTACCTATTATAAAAATAAATGCGGATGAAGATGAAATAAATCCACTTTCAGATGCAGATGAAGATGAAGAGAATATAATTATTAATAATAACATTGATATAAATTTTGATATGTCTGATGAAAATAGTTCCAAAGATACGGATGTTTAAATATATAATTTATAAAACAACTTAAAGAAAAAAAAGAAAACAACTTAAGGAAAAAATTGATTTAAAATTTATCACATATATAGTAAATAAAATAACATGAGTTATAATTTGTCTCCATTTCAATTATATAAATCAAATAAACACGAGTTTTTAAATAAAGTATGTTCTGTATGTTTATGTACTTTATTTTATCCAGAAAAACCAGAAAATAATAAATTTATTAGCTGTTCACGACTGGATTGTAATCACATGTTTCATAATGATTGTATTCATAAATCAATGAACTATAATCATTTTAATTGTCCAGAATGTAGAACCCATATTACAAAAATTACAAATTTAGATAAGTCGTTGGAAATAGCCATACGAGATGACGCGTTTGATAATGGAAATATAGACCAGACTTTAAAGTTGGAATTTTCAAACACAATGGTAAAAATTGAAGATTATCCTTACCACAAAATAGTATTTGAACGTTGGCGAAATGAAAAATTAATTAAAGACAAATAGTTTACCTGTATGCAGCGCTTCCAGTTGTTGTATTATAAGTATTTGGCGATTGAGAAAAATGATTAGAACTAAATACTGCTGTAGGATAATAACGATAAGGACTTGGTTGAGAAGCAGGAAGCTGATACTGTGGTAAGGATTTATAATAACATAATTTTTTGTTTTGAAATTGAAATACAGTAGGAGTATTACATCCAGGCGCCTTATTTTTAGCATAGTTAATAAAATTATTACGATTATGTATTGTTGCTGAATTGGTTGTTATCGTGTCAACATTCAATTTTAACATTCTTGTAGAACTATCAACAGCTCCTTGAACAGCATATTGAGGATTATTGGGTTTATATACAGTAAGTTTGCAGCCATTTGGATTTGATGGTCCGGCAAAAGGCACACCCCAATAAGGATTATTAATAAATGAATTAAATTCAGCAAGAGCATTTACTTTTTGTTGTTCTGGTAAAGAATTCAAATAATTAAATAATGTGTCAAAATTATAGGCATTTACAAGCGACTCATAATATGTTACCTCTGCTTGGGTTAAAATACCCTTATTTAATAAAATATTCAATAATTTAATTATTAAAGCATCCTCAGTAGCATCATATATTTCAGCATTTGGATAACAATTCGCAACATATGTGTTTGTTTGAGCAAGAGCACTACCTGGTTTAGCAAGAGCTAATTCAGAAGTGGTAATTCCTGAATCTAATAAAGCCTGAGTGAGTTCAACAGAACGAAGTTGTTGGAAATTAAATGCCTTCTGTTCATATGTTTTACATCTGTTTTGTAAATATTGTTTGTGTGTTGTATAATAATTTTTTTTTAAATTTGTATTAGCATAAATAGCTCTTCTTTTAGCTTTGTATTCTTCATTACAGCATAATACCGGGTTCTCTACATTTGGTTCAGGATTTTCAGTCAAATAAGTATTATTTGGATAATATGAAGAAATTATACCAACACCTTCACACGTTTGGCAATCTTTTTGCAAATCATTAAAATTGCCACTTGCGTCAAGTGTGTTTTGTTTAATAATATAACTACCAGGATTATCAAGCATCTCATTAAGCAAACCTCGACCACCGGCTCCTCCTCCTAATGAGCCACCTTTACTTGAAGCTACAAATCTATTCATATTATAATTAATTAACCCGGCTTCATTAATACTAATATTTATAGCATTATTATGAGGATCTTTACCCGTTAAATTATTTGCTACTATTGGTTCAACAGGAATAACTCTACCCTTTCTAAAATGTTTGATTGGTCTTGCTAATCCAAACCCTGTTTGAAATACGTTACCTGGATCATTATTTGTTAAAGGTCTAATATGTCCAGGAGCCGTTCCAACAGGATTGCTTCCAAGACCCACTCCTTTCCAGGGTAAATATTGTTTATTGAAATATGTACTTTTATGATTATATCCTGATGCTGGCATTACTCTCATTCCTTGTGGATAATAAGCTGTTGACATTTATATTATTATTAAAGAAAATAAAAGTAATATTATATTATATTAATGTTAACCTTGGTAAACCTTTTGATATTATTTTTTATTATATTAATTATTTATCAAATATTTTTAGCATATTTTGGCAAGAGCATTGTAGAGGGTTTAACAAATGATAATAAACCAGATAATACGGAATATCAGCCATACGATTCTAATGATCCTTTAATTTTAGGTAAACAAAACGCCGGTAATATTATTGTAATAAAAAAAGAATTAGATGGATTAATTGGATTAAATCAACAAGTTCAAGATTTAAGTGGTAATGTTACTATTTTACAAAATCAAGTAAATAGTTTAGTTGAAGCGCAACAACAATATGCAAGTCAAGTGGCAGGTGGAACACCTCCTGATATTACAGGAACTGACGCAACTACTAATGACGATGAAGAACAAGATATAACAAATAGCATGTAATAATTAAATTTAATTTAATCATAATAATTAATTTTAATAAAAAAATATATTTATATAAATTAAGTATAATGTCTAATTTATTTCAAGAAGTATTACAAGATGCACAAGGTGTTCAAGAAAAATTATTAGGACCATCATATCCTTATTATAAAAAAATTAAAACTCCTTCTGAAATTGGTATGAGTGATAAAGGAACACTTCAACAAATGGCAAAAAATATTGATGGGTTGCGTAAATATATTGGTGTTTTATCATCTGGAAATAGTGGTGCATCTGTAACAGGTAAACCTTTAGGAAATCAGTTTTTTTTACAAACTGGTGGTAAATGTGTTGATAAATCAAACCCTGATAATTCAAAAAATCAGGTCGACAGGTATATTTATGTTAATAACATTCCGCTTGGAAATATTCCATTTATATCAGGTGGACTGGGTGTAAATTTTTCAGAATTTAAAGGGTTAATACCTGGAGCAATGGGAAATTTAAATGTTTTAAACCCATTTGGTATTATGCAAGCTTTTTTAGCGGGTTCTACTCCTGAGTGCCAAGAAATTACCTTAAAAACAGTTGATGTTAATGATAATGTATCAAGCGAAACACATTTTGTAACGACTGTAGACATTCAAAATATGGATCCTTGTGTTTTTCCTAAAAAAAAAAATCCTGTAACTGGTGACAGGTGTAGAGAAACTTTTCAAACAGGTGTTTCGGCAAATGCGTCAGCTGTAGAAATGCCGGATGATGCTGTTGCACAATTATATTTTGCTGGGTTAGCATTTCTTGGCATATATATTTTACATCGTTTTATGGAAAAATCTCGTTAAAAGTTTTATATATTAAAATAATAAAATAATAAAATAATATATTATGTCATTTGGAAAATACACATATGGAACCCCGAATGTATTCTGGGGAAATGATAACGCTAAATTAGTAATAGGAAATTTTTGTTCTATAGGAGAAAATGTTAACATATATTTAGGAGGTAATCCTATGAAGGATTGGGTTACAAAATATCCATTTGGAACTACCAATAAAGATATTTTTAATCTTTTTAATATCGATGAAAACACATATCTATCGACAAAAGGAGATGTAATTATCGGTAATGATGTATGGATTGGGGATAATGTAACAATTCTTTCAGGTGTTAATATTGGAGATGGTGTTGTAATAGCAAATAATAGTCATGTTGTAAAAAACGTAGAACCATATAGTTTAATAGGAGGAAATCCAGCACAATTAATTAAATACAGATTTACACAAGAGCAAATAGAAAAATTATTAGAAATTAAATGGTGGGATTGGGAAGACACCAAAATAAATACATTTACACCTATGTTGTGTAATATTAATATTGATGAATTTATAAAATCAGCATTATAAATTAATAATATACTGCATTAATAATATAAAAATTATAATTTATATTATTATTAAATAATGTCATCTGAGGTTGCATTTTATGAACTTGCATTTCCTGATGGGTTATATCAATATGTATATAATATGTGTTACTTACATTCAATTAATATTTATGCTGCGATGTATTATGGTCATACAATTGGCGGAACTATGGGAATATTATTGTGTTTTAGTTCATTTAATTATTGGAGATATCCTTTATTAATTTCAAAACGTCGCACATTTGATATAATTGTAGCAAATATTGCCGTTCCTTACCATATTTATATATCTTTTTATACAAAAAATAAAATGCTTTGTTCCGGAACAACAATTCTTGGTTCTGTTATGTTTCCAATTAGCATTTTATTTCATAAACATAAATACTACAAAATAGCTACTCTTTGTCATTGTTTATTACATTTATTTGTAATTTTAGGAGCTACATTCACATATAGAGATTATTATTTACAAAATAATTAATATTTATAATTATTTTATTTAACGTTTATTATTTTTACGACGCCTTGTTTTCCCACCAACCCAAGTTTGTGCTCTAACTGTTTTAATATCAAAAACTGGTGAGGCGCTTGATGCTAAATTAGTCTGTGACATACTTGGTGAATAACTTCCTCCGCGTTTAACAGATCGTTTTCTTTTTTTTCCGCCAACATTACTAGGACCCATAGTAGGAGGAGAAGGAGGAGGAGGAGGAGGAGAAGGAGGAATATAAGTCGTATTATATTTTGATTTATCACCCCAACCAGAAGTCCATCCTGACCATTTATCACTCAATCCTGAAGTTAATCCGGTCCATTTATCACTCAATCCTGAAGTTAATCCGGTCCATTTATCACCCCATCCGCTTGTATCTACGCCAAGAAAACCTCCTCTCATTTTTTTTTGTCTATTATTTTTAGTTCTATTATTTTTAGTCATATTTATATTATAATATAAGAAAATTATAATATAATTATTATATTTTAAGCCTTAATATAATTTGTATATGTATAAAAAGCTGCTAAAGCGCCTAAAATTTCAACAATAATATATGGCATCACATCAGATTTGGCTAATTTACCAGCACTGTAGAGAGAAATAACAACAGCAGGATTAAACGCACCAGATGAAATGGGTCCACCCAATAAAACTCCGACGGCTAATGCAGCACCAATCGCAAGCCAATTACCCGTAGCCAATATTACAAACATAAGAAACATAGTTCCTAAAAACTCGACTAAATATTTGTTTATCATTATAATAATTATCTATATAAAAATCCTATTAATTTTATATTTTTTATAAAATTAATTTATATATGTTTAATTGTAAACAAGTCTACCATCTATAATAGCAAAAGGACCAAAGGCAGCGTCTCTGATATATTGTAAAGCAGCGGGTTTGCCAATTGTGTTACTCAGAAAAGCATATATTCTACCAGATGAACCAATTTTTGTGCGAGGACTACTGATTAGAGTAGAACCTACAACGCGACCGTAACTACCTAAACCATAAGTTGGCGTTAAAGAAGGGAATGCGTAACGAGGACCGGACATTATTATAAATATACTAAAGATTATATTTTATAAAATTTTAATAATTTTGTCTAACAATAGCACCCCAAGCGCAAACTTGTCCATTTGATAAACTTATATTTTGAATAGCTCCTTTCTTTTTTGGAGCAGTACAACCGCCTGAACGCGCTCTTCTTAAACTACTTCTTGTGCTACTTGGCATATAGTTTTTAGTCGATATAGGAGCCGAATTTGGCAGAGCAACCTTATATCCACTCTGACCAACAGCGTTTGCTTTAAGGATGTTAATATATAAAGCGCCGTCAATAGGAGGAATATAATTTGTATGAGATGATACAGGAACTTGTCTCTGGGATGAATTAATAACATATGCCAAAGGTGATGATTGTTTACCTAAAGCTATTTGTTGTTGCAATGCTTGATTGTTGACAGAAGTTCTTAAATAATGGTGTCTGGCATTTGTATTCATATCCGCGTAAACGGGTTCTTGAGATGGGTAAAATTGAGGAGGTGTTGGTCTAATTCCAACCAATGTTCCGTAACTATGATACGGGATTTGACAAGGAGTTTGATTTGTGCTTAATGGTCCAGTAATTGGCGCATTTACATAATTATTATAGGACATAGAACCAATATTTGTAGATACGGCGTATGGAGTTGTCATTTATATATATATATCCACTTTTAAAAAAATATACTTTTAAAAAAAGTATAGCAAAAAATAAATATATTTTATTAAAATATACTTTTTTAAAAGGTCTATTTTTTATTAACATAATTTGGATTGCCGCAAAAGAGACAGTTTTGGACTGGTGGTTGAATAACATTGTTATATTTATTACACTTTGAACATTTGAAAATATTAATAAGATTTGAAATGCTTATATTATTAATATGCTGGTTTGGTATCGTAGTATTCACTTGCCTATCAGGTTTTTTCTTCATATAATGTTCTTTTAAAAAAATCCACTTTAAAAAAAGTGGAGCAAAATTACTTATTAGAAAAATAGATTTGGATCAACTTTTTCTAAAGGTTGAAAAGGTTGAGATTTAGTATCGTCTAATAGCTCTCTGAGCAGATTGACTTGATTTATAATCATCACCACCATATGACAAATCATTGTAATTCTTATTAACAGCACGCTGCTTCAAGTATGTAGTGTAATCAGAACTATCATAAACATATTTAACGTTACAAGCCGCGGCAGGAATATTATTAATTAATTGAAGACTATTGTAAGCAGCAGATGGCACACAAGTTGATTGAATAGCACCAAAACGTTGTCTTAAACCTTTAAGACCAGGTCTACTTTGAAATGATTGACAACTTCCACCACAAGAATAATTCTCACGACTCAAAAGGTCACCTGCGTTGTTAACAGCTCGAAAAGGAGTTGTAATTGATTTTGTCAAATTATTACGCCTTAATTGACTTGGGTAAGTTGTATTCCAAGCCTCCTTCAATGTAAAACGAATTTGCTCATATTCAGGATACCTTTTATCAACATTTTGTGTTTGTTGAGGCATCCAACCTTTAATAGCACCTCCTGGACTTGTAATACTTCTTGCAAAAATACTAAAGCCACCGCTTCCACTAATTGGGTTACTATATCCTACAGACATTTTATATATTACAATAATATAAAATAAAATTCTAATAAATTACTAAAATTAAAAATATTTACAAAATATATAATGTTTGACTTTTTGATGTTAATCAGCGCAATAATTTTAATCTCAATAGACTTTGTTTATTTAAATGTAATGAAGGGATATTTTGCAGAACAAATTAAAAAGGTTCAAGGCACTCCTGTAAAAGTTAATTATTTAGGTACAGCTATTTGCTATATATTTTTAATAACTGGTTTAAATTATTTTATTATTAAACCAAATCGAAGCATTAACGAGGCATTTTTACTTGGTTTAGTGATATACGGTGTTTATGAAACAACAAATTATGCTTTATTTAGCAACTGGTCCTTATTCTCTGTATTTATCGATACATTATGGGGTGGTTTATTATTTGCCAGTACCACTTTCATTGTAAACAAATTACGATATATATTTTAAATAAAGCTAAATATTTATAATAATATTATTAGTTGATGTCCAAATGAAGATATAAAATGAAGTAAACAGTGATAATTATTAGATACACATTTTTTTGGATGGAAGCAACCATGCTTTGTAAAATATCCAACAATATATAAAATTATAGTTGATAAAAAAGAAATAATTATTAATGACAACATAAAATAATCTATGTTATTTTTATTATACAATATATATCCTCCATATGTAATAACAAAAAATATACTGATTTTGTCTAATATATTTGTAAAAATAGTATAATGAGAATGATGTATAAGCGATGTTATTGTAAGCATGAAGAAAATAAAAGAATATATATAATATTTTTTATAAAATGCTGTAATTATATTTGTAATGAAAAAAAATGACGAATAAAATAATATATTTTCTTCCACAATTATTGCTTTACTTGGGTCTCCCATTTCTTTTTTAAGTTTGTGTTGTTTTTGTTTTTTCTTTTTTTTTATTTTTTTTTCCATAATAAATAATTATAATTTATAGTTATCTATTATTTTATTGTTTTAAACTTAATTTTCTGTCATTAAACGAGGAGCAATATTCATTGTATTTAACTCTTGGAACAAAAGTTTACAAGAATATGGAATTTCTACATAGGCAAAGTCTACTCGATTATCACAAACTCTACAATGATGAATATGTAGCTGATCATTGTATGAAGCAATAAGACCGCATTTTTTACAAATATACACTGAATATTTATCAGATGCATCATACATTCTTCCTCTGGTAAATCTCGCAGCTCCATGAGAAACCATACAATCTCTTTCCATTTCACCAAATCTTAGACCACCATCTCTACTACGACCTTCAGCCGGCTGTCTGGTTAAATTAACCATCGGACCAATAGAACGACTATGCGTTTTATCATTAACCATGTGTTTTAATCTTTGATAAAATACCGGTCCCATAAATACGCTACATTCATGCTGTTCTCCTGTTAAACCATTATACATTAATTCGTTACCATTAGACTCATACCCTAATTTTAACAATTCCTTACAAATATCTTTTAAATCAAATTCACCAAACGATGTTCCGTCACCAAATAATCCAAGCTCAAGTAAAACCTTGCCCAATACAGTTTCTTTTAGTTGTCCAATAGTCATACGAGACGGAATTGCGTGTGGATTAATAATAATATCTGGTTTAATTCCATCTTTAGTAAAAGGCATGTCGCACTCTGGAATAATATTTCCGACAGTTCCTTTCTGACCATGTCTCGAGCTAAATTTATCACCAATTACCGGTTTTCTAACAGTTCGAAGTCTTACTTTTGCGAAATTATATCCTTCGCCATTTCTATCAATGTAATTTTTATCAATATATGTTTCTTCAGTAGTTTTAATCTTTCTACTTTGGTCTTCAAACTTAATAACCTTAGTATGATCATTTCTATTTTCCTTTATAGGCGTAATTTTTGAAATGATAATATCATTATTTTCAACAATAGTATTTTCAGGTATAACACCCTTCGAATTTACCTTATTATAATTACCAAATTTCATTCCTTTGGTCTTGCTTGCGTCTGGTTTACATCTAATTTCCTCATCACCGTTAATCTTTTGTTTGTCCTCATCTTTTTCAGTATGATAAACAGTTACTAAAGCCATACCTCGATCAATTGACCCTTGATTAATCAACAACGAATCCTCTTGATTGTAACCAGTATGTGTCATAATAGCAACTATAACATTTGTTCCAGATGGAATTTTATTAAGTTGTATCATATTCATAATACGAGTATCCACTAAAGGTCTTGTAGGATAATTAAGAACATAAGCTGTTTTATCCATTCGATTTTCATAATTTGTTACATAAACACCCATTGCTTGCTTACCTTGAGCACACTGATATGTGTTTCTTGGTGACTGATTATGCTCTGGAAATGGAATACACGATGCTAAAATTCCGAAAATAGTTGAAGGATGAATTTCACAATGTGTATATTTATAAATATTATCATCCTTTTTAATGATGTCCTTTGGTTTTGTAGCAATCATAGACCAACTTTGTTCTTCAGGATCAATATATTCTAAAACGGACTCGTCAATTTTACTACTGGTCAACAAATTATCCCAATTAAGCTCTGATTTTTTTAATTTATCAATTATGTCATCATTTAATACAATATTACGGTCTTTAACTCTTAATAGTGGCCTTGATAATCTTCCACTGTCGTTACAAACACGAATTTCTTTCATTTTATAATCAAACACAATTGATGTGTAAATATTAATAATACCCTTATATTTTTTATCTTTCAACATCAAATATAATTCTTGAGGATTTTCAGTAATTCCTACCCAAGAACCATTAATAAATACCTTTACTTTATTATACATACCAACCGATGTTAGGTTTTCATCATCAATTTTAATAATATTTGGAATTATATATTCATACAATGGAATTGAATTAGAATAAATTGTTACATGAGCCATATAACTTAAATTTTTAACAATACCTACCGATTGACCCTCTGGAGTTTCCGCTGGACATAAGAAACCCCAACAAGTATTGTGTAACTTACGAGGAGGAATTAACTTACCACTTTTATCAGTTGGTGTCGAAATTCTTCGCGCATGACTTAAACTTGAAACATATGTTAATCTATTCAAAACTTGAGCTACACCAACCTTGTTAGAATTTGTATGTTTGATACCAAAATCACCAGTCGATAATGCTCTCTTAATTCCATTTTCTATTGTTGTAGACTTTATAATTTTATAAATGTTTGTCAAATTTATAATACTTTCGTAATCATCAGTAGATTTCCAAGAACCCGTATTGATTTCTCTTATAATTTGTTTTTCCATATCTTTTACAAGTTTATTGAAATAATTTCTAAAAAGATTATTTAAAAGAGTTCCGGTTAGGTCTACGCGTTTATTTAAATAAGAATCACGGTCATCTTGTTTAATAATTTCAAAAGAAGCCATCAATAACTTATTTGTCATGTAGCCAAGGAAATAAATTTTTTGAACTGCAGTATGACAATGTGGAAACAAATCATTCGTTAAAATATCCATGGTAAATTCCAGCTTCTTTTTTGCTCCGGTTTCCTTGTCCATATTAATAGGCGTAAACATAGCAAAACTGGTAATATATTTAATACACTCTTCTTGCGTTAAATGTTTATTTGCGTCAATAATAGAAGCTTGTAAAGCCTCCAACATTTTTTTGTTTTTTTCTTCGTCAATATCCAATAATATTTTTTCACAAATATCCTTATCCGAAATTACACCTAATGCTCTGAATACAATAAATAAAGCTATCGGTTGTTTAATACGTGGCATCTGAAGATACATAGAATTGCCAAAACCATTATTTTTAGAACTAATCATCATATTGATTTGCTTTGGCGAAATACATTTAAAATCAGGAACTGATTTAATTTCAGCCATCCAAGTATACTTAGTATTATTTTTCGACACATTAAAACAATATACTCGATTTTCGGCAGCACGCTCTTGACCCAAAACTGTCTTCTCAGAACCATTAATAATAAAATATCCTCCTGCGTCAAATTTACATTCTCCGGTTAACGTATTTTCAAAATGTTTATATTGATTTAACACGCAAATATTAGATTTTAACATAATAGGCATTTTACCAATATGAACTTTTGGTATAGATTTATAAAAGGTCTGAGTATTTTCTAAATTAGTTCCATTTCTTACAACATATTTGATATTAATATCAACTGTCATAGCAGACGCATACGTAAAATTTCTTAGCCTTGCTTCTTGAGGAAACATCAGTTTTATTGCGCCATTATTTTCATGAATTTGCGGTCTATAAATACTAAAATTTTCAAATGTAATAAATACCTCTAATGAGTGCTTTTTTGATACGGGGTCAAAATCCTGTTCTGAGCATATATGAACAGGATTAAACATTTCTATCGTTTTAATAATTTGGTACCCAACAAAATTATTATACGATTCCAATTGATGTCGAACTAATCTCTCCAAATGTTGTCCTTTAAAATATGTTTCAATAATATTCCAAGGAGTTTCTATATATTGATCATTTTCGATATCGAAAACATTATTGTTATTATTTGCCGAAGTCATTTTAGCTTTGTCTTTACTGTTATTTATATTCATAATTGTGTCGGTTATTTTATATTTCAATTTATTTTTAAATTGTTTTAATAATATAATCTAATTTTGTGATTGTTTTATATTATGATAATAGATTTACTAATTTTAAAATTACTTATTTTGCATATATACCATTTATAATATTATAACTAATTTAATAAAATATTTAAAAATAAAGATATAAATGAAAATAACGATACAATATAAAATGCTTAAAAGAAATAAAATAGACCCAAATAGAATTTATAATTATAATAAATTTTTATTAACTATGGACAAAAAATCTGATATAATTAACCCTGATACAATTAACGCTGATACAATTAACGCTGATATAAATATTAACCCTGATACAAAAACAAACGATGAAAAAGCCATAAAGGCTAATATTGATAAAATTATTGACACTATATCAGATAATTATAACAAAAATGAAATCAACACACCAGCTTTTACAGGTCAAACTACAAGTGATTTTTTAATGTCTCAGATGGACATTGACGATCCAAATGAATATAATGAAAAAATAAATAGGTTGTTTAAAATACAAAAACTACAAAAAATAATAAATAAATACACCGTTAAAACTCATGATAATGTAGACAAAATTAATATTATAAAAGAAACAATTAATATCGAGGAAGAAATTAATAATATTGATGACATTATTAAGCTTACAGAAAAATATAAGTTAGACCCTGAAATCAAATATAATATTAACATGAAAGCATTACATAATATTAAAGAACCTCTGCAAGAATTAAATAATATGATCGGAATGTCTGATTTGAAAAATAATATAGTTGATCAAATTTTGTATTTTGCCCAAGATTTACATAAAAATAAAAATACATCCGGCGACTTTATGCACACAGTAATTTATGGACCTCCTGGAACCGGTAAAACCGAAATTGCAAAATTGATGGGCAAAATATACAGCAAAATTGGTATTCTAAGTAAAGGAACTTTCAAAAAAGTCACAAGAAGTGATTTAATAGCTGGATATTTAGGACAAACCGCATTAAAAACTCGGGATGTTATCAAAGAAGCATTAGGTGGTGTTCTTTTTATTGACGAGGCCTATGCTTTAGGCAATTCTGATAAAAAAGATAGTTTTTCCAAAGAATGTATTGATACATTATGTGAAGCATTAAGTGATAACAAAGAAAATTTAATGGTTATCATTGCTGGATATGAAACTGAATTAAAAGATTGTTTTTTCAATTATAATCAAGGATTAGACTCCAGATTCACTTGGCGTTTTAAAACAGACAATTATAAAGCTGAAGACTTGTATAATATATTTAAAAAAAAAGTAACGGATATTGGTTGGGAATTACACGAAGATTCAAAAATAACATCGGAATTTTTTAAAAAAAACTACGATTATTTAAAATTCTTTGGAAGAGATATTGAAACAGTTTTAGCAAAAACAAAAATTGCTCATAGTAAACGTGTTTTTTGTAAACCAGAAAATGAAAAGAAAAAAATAACTATTAAAGATTTAGAAAATGGTTTCAAATTATACTTGAAAAATGATGACATTAAAAACAGAAAAGACACCGATTTTTTGAAAAAACAAATATATAGTTCACTTTATTCTTAATGTGTTTTTTATACAAATAGTTTTTTGTTTGTTATTATAATACAAAATGTCATATAAAAAAATAGATATTAATCCTGATTTGTTTAGTATTGGAGGAAAACCAAAAAAAAAACGAGAAAAAACGCAAAAAAAAGCACCATTAATATCACCTAATGTTTTGAAAAATAAGTTATTAAAAAGAATTAAAGAACATAAAAATAAAGAAACCGAAAATTTAGTAAATAATAAAACAAAACTACCAGACCCACAGGAAAATAAACCTAATAAAAATACAAATCCTAATTTGGTTGATTTAGGAAGCTATACCGATGAATTTACAGATTCGTTAAATTATTTACAAACATTAGCAACGCAAAAAAAAGATAATGAAAATAAAAATAAACTTGAAAAAAAAACTCTTAAAAATCATCAATCGATTTTATCAAATACTAATCTATTAATACCTCCTATTGTTAATATTGATTTACCCGATGAATTAAAAGAACCTTTAATATCTGTAAATACATCTAATTTAAATTTTAATAATCAATCGCCTATTTCATTAAAAACTGTAAATGATAGTATTCCTTATGGATGTTTAAAAAATGGTAGCAAACCTACTTATAGAACATGGAATAAAACACAAAAATATATAGTTGATCCTAACCCTAAATTAACTATAGTTGATACAAATTTAAATAAAAATAATATTGAAAGAGAGAATAGATTAAATATTTTAAAAAATAAAATTAAAGAAAAAGAATTATTACAACAAACTTTACATAATAATAATAATAATAATAATATTGTTATTACAACTGATGTTCCAAATGTTGTTCCAAATGTTGTTCCTATTATTAATGAATTGTCTACCATGAATACGAATGCTAATGATAACATTGTTTTTGAAAATATAACAATGCCAAACGCAGAAGACAATATTATGATTGCTACAGAAACTAACTCAGAAATTATTCCAACTAAAAAATTTATTAAAAAAACAATTCGTAAAAAATATACACTTGGAAAATCCAAAATCAAAAAATCTATAGGTGTTTTAATAAAAGATAGAGGAACCAGAAAAAAAGTTTTAACGGCACAGAGAGAGCTTAAGAAAAAATCAATTAATGATATAAAATCTTATTTAAGAGATCATAATTTAATTAAAATAGGAACGAATGCTCCAAATGATGTTATTCGAAAATTATACGAATCCTCTATGTTAGCTGGTGAAATAACCAATAGTAACACGGAAATTCTATTACATAATTTAATGAAGGATGATAAAGAATTATAAATAATTTAAATATTAATATATTTTAATATGGAAACCACAAAAAACGAATTATCTCCTTATGATAAAAATTTTTTTTTAAGACTTGGTATTTATTTAGATATTCCAATATACTATTATGGCAGCATTCAAAGATCTGATTATTTTCAAAATTCAAGTGACATTGATGTTGATTTATTCGCTGATAATGAGTCAAGTATAATGATAAAACTACAAAATTTTTTAGGTGTCGAAAAATATAAATTTAAAAAATTTGTCTATAGACTACATAGATCAAATAAAATAATTTATGGTCATAAAGTTAAATATGAAGATCCAGATAATAATTTTTTTACAGAAATATCAATTTATAATGAAAAACACAAGGAGTTTGTTTTGTTAGAACATAATTCAAAAGCTATATTACCATTTTATGTATCATTCCTGTTAATAATTTTAAAATGTTTGTATTATAAATTAAATATTTTACCCGAAGAAACATATACATACTTTAAAAGAATAATTATGAATTATATGGTTGAAGGAGAAAACGTTGAATTTATTACCACAGATATACCAAGAAGTAAAGATTAATATTCAGCTTAGTTTTTATAAATATATTGTTTAAAATATTTATAAAAATTTAATTAAAGAGAGAAATATATATTAATATAATGGCACTCATTAAAGAATATTTTGAATTAACAAAAAAATATCAGGATGAATATGGTGAAAATACAATACTATTGATGCAAGTAGGTTCATTTTTTGAAGTTTATGGCATTTTTAGTGAAACTGATGAAGTTATTTCTGGAAGTAAAATTGTCGACTTCTCTCAAATATGTGAATTAAACATTGTAGAAAAAAATACTTGTGTTGGAAAAGACAATGTAATGATGGCCGGTTTCAAAGATATTCAAATTGAAAAATATATTAAAAAAATACAAGACGCCGGCTTTACAGCAGTAGTTTATTCTCAAGATGAAGCAGCAAAAAATACAACTCGAAGCTTATCTGGTATTTTCTCTCCAGGAACATATTTTCATACTGATTCACAAAATTTAACTAACTCCATTACTTGTATTTGGATTGACTTAGTAGAAAACAAAATATTAATGAAGGGTAAATTTGTTGTAGTCGGAATTGCTAATATTGATATTTATACAGGGAAAACAAATATTTTTCAATTTAAAGAAACTTATATTAATAATCCCACCACATATGATGAATTAGAACGTTTTATTTCTATTTATAATCCCAGTGAAACTATTTTAATTTCAAATTTACCAGGTGAAAACGAAATTGACTTTGTTATTAGTTATGCTGGAATTACCAGCAGCTTAATTCACAAAATAAATATTACTAATGATAATAGTGTTAAAATGACAAGGGTTAAAAACTGTGAAAAACAACCCTATCAAAAGGAAATCCTATCTAAATTTTACAATTTTAACAATTTTGATGTATTTGTTCAAAATTTTTATGAAAACAATATCGCTACTCAAGCCTTTTGCTTCTTACTGGATTTTGTTTATCAACATAACCCTCATCTTATAAATAAAATTTCTGAACCTATTTTTGAAAATTGCTCTACAAGACTTTCATTAGCTAATCATTCACTTAAACAATTAAACATAATAAATGACGGCAACATAAAGTCCGGCAAACATTCTTGTGTTTCTGAATTGTTAAATGATTGTCTCACTCCTATGGGAAAAAGAAAGTTTTTAAATAATATTTTAAATCCTGTATGCGACAACAAATTCTTACAAAGAGAATATGATATTACTGAATATTTTCTCTCTAAGTATACAACTTATAGTAGTTTTTTAAAGATAAGTCTTACTACAATCAAAGATATTTCCAAATGTGAGAGACAAATATTTTTAAAAAAAATTTCTCCTAAAACATTTTACACCTTATACAATAATATTTTGACAATAAAAAAAATATTTGAAAAAATAGAAGTTGATAATACAATTATAGAATATTTAACTATTTTTGAACCAAATATTTTAAATATTAAATCCTATTGTGATGAGTTGTCTAATTTTATTAATAGCAATATTAATTTATCTATGGTTGTTTATTTAGATCAGTTACAAAATTTTGAAACCAACTTTATTGAAACTGGAATTGATGAGGAATTGGATAAAAAAACATTAACATTAAAAGAGTCTGAACTAAAATTAAACGCAATTGCCGAATATTTAAGTTCACTGATTGAACATAAAGAAAAAAAAACAGGCAAAACTACTGATTACGTCAAAATACATGAAACCGAAAAAAATAACTTTAGCTTATTATCAACCAGCAGAAGATGCAAATTATTACAAGATGCTCTTCCTAATGAGGTAACCACTGTTTCATTAAAATATGACGCAGCATTTAATAAAAAATTTGACTTTAAAATTTCAAAAAAACAATTTGATTACGAAAAACAAAGCGCATCAAACAACTCTATTGTTGATGAACAAATAAATACCCTTTGTAAAAATATTTCTTGTATTAAAGTCACATTAAAAGATCTAATTACATTGGTTTACAACAAATTTGTGGTTAATTTTGAACAACATAAATCTAAATTAGAAAGCATTATTAATTTTGTAACTCTTATAGACATTTTATATACAAAATCTTCAATAGCAAAAAAATATAATTATTGTAAACCCAATATTGTGAATTCGGATAAATCATTTGTCGATGCTAAAAAACTAAGACATTGTTTAATTGAAAGATTTCAATCCAATGAATTATATGTAACTAATGATATTTTTCTCGGTAACAATAATACTGATGGAATTCTACTTTATGGAACTAATGCTGTCGGCAAAACTACAATCATTCGAGCATTAGGAATATCCATTATTATGGCTCAAGCTGGATTATTTGTCCCTTGTTCCGAGTTTAATTATATGCCTTATAAATACATTTTTACACGTATTATCGGCAACGACAATATATTTAAAGGACTTTCAACATTTGCCGTTGAAATGTCGGAACTTCGCACCATATTACGTCTCAGCGATGAAAATAGTTTAATACTTGGCGACGAATTATGCTCAGGAACAGAAACTCAAAGTGCTATAAGTATTTTTGTGGCTGGAATTCAGAAACTACATAAATGTAGAAGCAGTTTTATTTTTGCAACGCATCTACATGAAATTGTTGACTATGATGAAATTAATTCTTTGACAAGTGTTAAATTAAAACATATGTCAGTTATTTATGATAAGGAAAAAGACCTATTAGTTTATGATCGTAAACTTAAAGATGGTCCTGGAAATAATATGTATGGACTTGAGGTTTGTAAATCTTTAAATTTACCATATGACTTTTTAGAGGCGGCATATGAAATTCGGATGAAATATCACCCTGAAGGAGCCAGTATTCTTTCTCTAAAAACTTCAAGATATAATTCTAAAAAAATTGTAGGGGTTTGTGAAAAATGTGGGAAAAATATGGGCACTGAAGTGCATCATTTACAACACCAAAATGATGCTAATAATGATGGAATTATTCAAAATGAAGATTTTGTCTTTCATAAAAATAAAATAGCTAATTTAATGACTTTGTGCGAAACCTGTCATAATGATTTTCATAAAAAAACTGTAAAACATAAACGTGTAAAAACTACAAAAGGAATACAAATACAAGAAATTTAATGGCGACGTGTTTTATTTTTTTTCATTTTATATTTATTTTTTGATTTTATATTTTTTTTTGTTCTTCTTTTTCCACCAGACAACTCTGCTGGATCAAACTTGTTTGAAGGACAATCCAGTTTGGGCATATCTTGTGTGACATCTTTAAAAAGATTTAAGATTGTTTTACCCTTTAAAGGAGCTAAATCACCTGTTAATGGCGGAAATATTAACAAATTGTCCATTAAAATTTTAAAAACACTGTTTGTCATTTTTATATCTTCGGCAACCTCGCCACCAATTTTTAGATTTTTGTTAAGTTTATTTTTTATATTTGAAAAAAAACTACCATCTCCAGCTGATTGAACACTTGTCATATCTTTCATATCCGTTCCTTCCATCATTATATCTTTCATCGCTGTATCGTCCGGTTTTTCTTTACTTAAATCTTCTTCAATCATTTTATCCAATTCATTTGCATCTCCACCTCTTGCTTCATTAACATTAAAAAATATTGCCCGTATTCCATCACTTGACCCTATAATTACTCTACACACAGTCGATCCTAACGTTGTTCTTGTTATTTCTCTTTGAACACCTATACCTTTTAAAAAATTTCCTATATCAACAGCACCCAAATATTTAATATATAAATACATCGTATGAGACAAAGGATTTGGTATATTAATTCTTAATTTTGTATTTTTACAATTTAATTTTCCATCATAATTCACCTTATATAAGTTGATCTTTTTATCATTATTCATTGTTAGATTAGGCCTAAATTGTAATAGATCATTACAATCTTCTGAAATGTCTTGACGCATATTACTATTATCAGAACAAGGATGTTGAAAACCCTCTGTAAATCCTACTACTGATTTTGCTGGAAGACCTGTAATTGGATCACCTCTCGTAGTTATTCTTAAATAAAATATTTTTCCTTTTTCACAAAATTTACAAAAATTTGCGGCAACTTTGGGACTCATACAACGCGGAGAACCTAAACTAATACAAATTATTTTATCAGATAACACATCATATGGAGCATTATTATATGGAGGTGTTTTTTTTATTCCCATCCATAAATAAGAAAAATTAGAACACATTGCTCCACCAAGTGAATGACCAGTTGTAAAAATAGTTACAGGTTTTTCTTTCGTAGCATTCAAAAAATTTGTAGCTAAATAGGTAATAGATTCAATTATAGTGTGTATCATTTCTACAGTTGGTTTAAAAATTCCATATAAAAATTTTTCATCCTTGCAAACAGTTAACGGAACTAATGAATGCGGTTTACTATATAATGCGGCTGTTTTAGCACTATATGTTCCTCTAAAAATAACAAAAATAGTATTTGACATTCTTTTATCAGCTACAATATAAATTTCACCATAATTTGACCACGCAATTGAAATATATTTAACTTCGTTTTCTCCTGGTGGTAATAAAGGAGCTTTCAATTCTGTAAGTTTTACAATATTTGTTTCTCCTTGTAGTTCTTTATTAATTATATTTATATTTTGCGGCATATTTAGTCCTACATAATCAATATTATAATTAGTGCTGTTTTGAAGAACATAACCCTTAAACGGTCCTTCTTTTAGCTGATGCGTCTGGATGTCATATAAATCAAAACATGTCATATCATCCTTTAAATTTTTAAGATCTTGTGTTCCGATAACAGTATCTATTTGTTTCAATATATTTACTGGAATAACTGGACCCATAATACTACTGTAATTAGTTAAAAATTTATTATCATTAAAATAAGCTAATCTGGATAGTGTTGATGATAAAAAAGCTACAAAATTTGTATCACCATATTTTAATTCTACACTTCTATTGAACATATAAATAGTATATATTTTTTTATATGTTAAAATTCTTTATTTACGACTTTTACGATTACGTTTTGAACGTCTATTTTTTGCCATAGCAGATACACCCTTGGCTACACTTTTTACACCTTTAGCTCCTAAATTAAACCCAGTTGCCATAGTTGTATAAACTTTTGCGGCACCTTTCTCAACAATAGGAGCTGCCTTAGTAGCTACCACTTTAGCAGCCCTTCCAATACTTTTTAATCCTGATGCTACAACAGGAATAGCCTTTTTAGAAGAAATTGTTAATTTTTTTAAAAAAGCAAGACCTTTACCATTTTTACGCGTTTTTGACATTATAAATTATACATATAAAATATTTACCTTTATTATATTAAATGGATGAATTTATGTTAAAATATATCCTAAATATCTTTATTAGTATTTTATTAATATTTGCTATTATTACATTTATACAAACACTTGGTATTAATCTAAATACGACTGATCCTCCAAAAAAATTAATTCAAGTTGTAACTATTGAAGGTCTTGAACCTACTTCTGAAAATATTATAACAGGAGCTAATTCTATTTGTGAAACTTATAAAGGTTCAAGTAAAAATTTAAATAATGCTTGCAACAAATTGACCAATAGAAATTGTAATGCTACATCATGTTGTGTTTTTACAAGCAATAATAAATGCGCAGCAGGAAATGCAAATGGTCCCATATATAATACAGATAATAATGGAAAAACAAATAATTTGGATTATTATTATTATCAAAATAAATGTTATGGAAATAAGTGTCCAAAATAAACTAATATTTTTTTATCATAATAGTTGAATCATTTGCTAATTCTTGGACAATTGGATTATTATTATAATCGTCATGATAATATATTTCTTTAATACCGCATGATGCTATAGATCTAAAACAGTTTATACAAGGATAATGTGTCACATATATTTTAGCACCTTCTAATGAAACACCTCTTCTGGCACAATCTGTTATGGCATTGATTTCGCTGTGAATAATAGATTGTTCGTGATTGTCTTGAACCCGACTAATATGTGGAGCTCCTGGTATATAACCATTGTAACCCATTGATATCAGTCGATTATTTTTTACAATAACAGAACCAACATTGAGACGCTTACATGGACTGCGTTGAGACGCAAGCAGAGCTATTGACATAAAATATTCATCCCAATCAAGGCGTTCTGTATTGCTGTTGGCAAATTCATTTATTTTTGAAAGCATAATATATTTAAATTTATATAATATGTTTAATTTATTTTTATTTTATATATTATATTTTTACAATTATGGATAACTAAACCAAACTACCACTATCCCAGAACTACCAGCCCGATTTGAAAAATTATTGTTACCATTACAACCAGCACCGCCACCTCCTGAATTAATATAACCTGCTGCTGAAGCAGCTTGGGATATACCATTTGGTCCTGTATACGGATTTACAGCATTATTTCCATTAGCACCACTTCCAGAACCTCCACCTCCACCTCGTCCTCCTGCTGGAGAACCTGTTCCGTTATTACCTCCAGCACCACCACCGCCAAACCAAAATGTTGTTCCATTTATTACATAAGATGACCCAGGCGAACCAGCTGTTCCTTGTGCACCAGATGTAGAGACACCACCATTTCCACCACTACCACCACCGCTACTTCCAACACCACCCACTCCAACCGCAGGACTTACTGAAGTTCCACCTGCTAATCCGCCGGTTGATGTTATAGTTGATATACCAGGACCAGAACATATTGTAGAATTTCCATTTGCTCCTACTCCTGTAACAAGCGTAGGTGCTACTGCTACTGTAAATGTTAATGTCATTGTTGGAGTAGCACCAAA